TCGGATCTGTTTCCACGGAGTTTTCAAATAGTGTGAGAAGAGAAGTAGTGTGTTGGTTAGGTAGAAAGTTAATATTTTTAGGTAAGAACCATAGAAAGCAAGTTTTGACTGATTATGAAGTACTTAATGGTAAAGGTAGTGGTAATAATGTACTTGCTGTAGATCTTTCCACAAGCCCAGGCTTCCCTTGGGTTAAGAAGTCCTCAAAAAGAGGAAAGTACGGTTACTTAGATAGAGTTTCTCCAGACGCACCCTTAGAGTTTATTAACGAAGAGTTTAAGACTAGTTATTTGTACAAAGTAGAAGCGGTGAAGAGAGGAGAGAGGACTGAATGCATCTGGACTGACCAGCTCAAAGACGAGAGAAGGAAGTTGGAGAAGGTTGCGAAGCCTCGTGTTTTTAACATGGGACCTCTCGACCACCAACTTGTTGCCAAGAAGTATTTTGGTGACTTCGTAGACATGATTGTTGACACCCGAATGGAGAATGGAGTTATGGTTGGTATAGATGCATCTGGACCAGAGTGGAGTGTGCTTTACGATAAGATGAGAAGTTTCAGCTCGCACGGTTTGGCTGGTGACTACGGCAAGTTTGATGGATCGCAGTTCGCTGCACTCATGCATGACATTGTTGGAGTTATCAACGTTTGGTACGGTGATGGTTATGAGAATGCTCTTGCTCGGCATACCTTGACGGATGAAATGCTTCATGCGACGCACTTGTGCGGCAACTTTATGTATCAATCCCACAAAGGAATGAAGAGCGGGTGGTTTCTCACAGCTATCATGAACAGTCTGATGAATCTCTGCTATACAGCAATAGCCTACCTTTCACTAGCCAGAAATGAAGTGGAAGGCCAGACAAGAAATGATGACCCCGCTATTGCTTCCCTATATCACTACGAAAAATTCGTGTTCTGGGCAACCTACGGCGATGACAACATTGCACCAATCGCTCGTGAGATCGAGCACTGGTATGATGGAAGAAACGTCCAGGCGCTTTTCGCCAAACACTACCTAGAATACACCCCCGCGGACAAGTCCCCAATTTTTGGTCCCAACCTCCCAATTCATGAACTCACATTTTT